TATCAAAGCAGAAGGTCGACTGTCTAACGAGATGATAGCACGTTCTGGAGTTAAATTTGTATTTGATGCAAAAGAATGGGTAGCTGGCACTTGTTTTGTTTTTGAGAGTAATATTTACGAGGTTGTAGTGGATGCTATTAAGACTTTGGTAGATCAAAATGAAGATTCTTTTAAATATTGCTTTATTTTAGACTCGGTAGATGGCTTAATATCTCAACAAGATATTGACAAATCTTTCTATGATTCAAATAAGGTGGCTGGTGGCGCTGTAATTGCAGCCAACTTCATGAAGAGAATGTCTATTTCTCTTGCAAAAAGGGGTCATATGGCCATTTTCATCAGTCAAGTGAGGGCAGATATCAAACTAGACCCATACACAAAAGCTCCCATACGTCAGACGTCAGCAACAGGCGGTAATGCACTGCTACACTTTGCAAATTACATCATGGAGTTCGAGCCAAGATTTAAGTCTGATATGATTTTGCAAGACCCAGCGAAAAAGCAGCCAGACCCCAAGACCAACCCAATTATTGGTCATTGGGCTAAAGTTACGATTAAAAAGTCTCCAAATGAAAAGACAAATAACACAATTTTGTATCCCATTAGATATGGCAGAACTGGAGGCAAATCTGTCTGGGTAGAAAAGGAGCTTGTTGATTTATTGTATATGTGGGAGTTCGTCACCAAGAAAGGTGCCTGGATTACCATTGGAGAAGAGCTAAAAGAACTTGTGCAAGATATTGTAGAAGATCTACCAGAAAAAGTTCAAGGAGAAGTTAATTTATTCAAGATGATTGAAGAAAACGAAAAGCTTTCTGAATTTTTAATTAATTATTTTAAATCTAACATTGGTGAATTAGTGTAATGTACCCTGTAAGTCCATTTTCTTCCTCTCCAGCCTCTAGCGGCTGTGATGGAGCTTGGACACTCTTTATCAACACCCCCTACACCTCTCCACGATGTGCACCACAGGGGGTTTCTTTTTCACGGCCCCTTGGCCCTGCTTCCCAGGGGGTCGCAGACTGATATCACCCCCAAGGGTGTCCGTGACTATTTTTTATGAAATTTATAACTCTATACGGCAAAGAAAAGCCTTTAAGAAACCCACATAGGTATAAGATTAAATGGAACGGCAAATGTCGTAGTAAATTTCAAGCGGAAGTAAGGAAATACTTATATAAGCATTGGAAATATGATGCTGTATATGAGGAATTTAAGGTTGTAGGAACCCAATTATCCTTGGATTTTTATAATCACACTAGAAAAATAGCAATAGAAGTTCAAGGAGGTCAACATTTAAAGTTTGTGCCCCATTTTCACAAGACTAGAGCCAATTTTGTCCGTCAAATACGAAGAGACAACAAAAAACTAGAGTTTTGCGAATCAAATGGCATAAAGTTAATAGAAATATACCCCGATGATGAACTGTCTGAAGATTTTTTTGCAAAGCTTTTGGGGTAAGTGTAAATTACCTTGAATGAAAACACCAAAATTTAAGCAGTTTAAACTACCAAACAAGTTTTTAACACAACTTTATGAGCTCACTGGAGGCAAGGGTTGTTATAAGGGCTTTATAATGGCCTATGCAGACGAAAATGGCGTTCCTGTTGTTTATACTAGCTGCGAATCTAAAATTTTAGAAAATGGTCTTATAAAATCCCTTGAAGATTATTTAGCTCACGTTAGCGAGCCAGATATAGAGGAGCAAGAGTCAGAATAGTTCTTGACAAAATAAAATCATTATGTAGTATGCTCTACATATGATATATAGTCTTGAAATTGAAAAACAGGTTTTGGCCGCTTTTATACAAAAGCCCAAAATATTAGTAAATTTTATACATCTGATTAGTGAATCAGATTTTTACGAAGGCTCATTATTGCACAAAACACTATTTTCTGTTCTAAAAAGATCCTGCCAGAAAGACGAAAGCATTGACGACATAGTTTTGGTGCAAAGAATTAAAGACTTAGGTATTAAGTTTGAGGAGGATATTTCTCTTGTTGACTACGTTAGATCTCTTTCAATGAGAAAAATTAATTCAGAAGAAAAAATTAAATCTTCAATCAAAGAGCTTAAAAAGTATAGCGTTCGTAGACAAATAACAAAGACCGCTAATAGAATTGCGGAATCAATGAAAAGCGTATCTCCCGATACTTCTTATTTAAAGATTATTGAAAACGCAGATCAGATATATAACGATAAAATTAATTTATTTGAAGTTGGGGACGATGTCCCTACAAACATATATGAGGAGATGGAAAACTTTATTGAAGATCGTGGTAACAACCCGATTGATGAGTTTGGTATGATGGGCCCTCACGAAAAGATTAACGATATCTATGGATCGCTTTTGCGTCCAGGAAATATTACTGTTATTGTCGCCCGTTCTGGTGTTGGTAAAACGCAGTTTTGTATGCATTACGCCACACAAGTTTCATCTAAGTACGATGTTCCAGTTTTACATTTTGATAACGGAGAAATGAGTAAAGAAGAATTAATCATTCGTCAATGCGCCTCTCTTTCTGGAGTTCCATCACATCTGCTCGAAAGTGGCAAGTGGCGACAAGCTGGCCCAGAGGTTGTTGATAAAGTTCGCTCCGTCTGGAACAAAGTCAAAAAATTACAGTTTTACTATTACAATGTTGGCGGTATGGATGTCGATTCTATGATCAACACACTTAAACGCTTCTATTATTCGAAAGTTGGTCGTGGCAATAAGATGGTATTTTCTTTTGATTATATCAAAACCTCTTCAGAGTCTGCAGGTAATAAGAATGAATGGCAACTTGTTGGTGAGATGGTTGACAAATTTAAGAAGTGTATTCAAAAAGAAATATTAGAAGATGGCAATCCAGTTATCCCTATGATTACATCGGTGCAGTCAAACCGCAGTGGTATTACAACCAATCGTCAGAGTGCGAATATCATTGATGACGAGTCTATCGTTTCTCTTTCTGACCGCATAACTCAATTCTGTTCTCATATGTTTATTTTGCGCCAAAAAACAAATGACGAGGTGGCTGAAGAGGGTAACCAGTTTGGCACACATAAACTAATCAACGTCAAGGCTAGACACTTGGGTAAAGATATCGCTGGAGCTTGCGAGCCAGTTCAAGTTGATGACAACCTTCGTAAAAATTTTATTAATCTGTCTTTTAGAAATTTTAATATTACTGAGTGCGGTGATTTAAGAGATATAGTATCTTTCAGAAATACTGGTGGAGATTTGAATGAATCTACTGAAAACGAAATCCCTTCATTTGATGACTTATAGAGAATCATTAGAAAAACTAGGATACCCACTTCAAGACTGTGGTAGTCATTGGAGAACCCGTGCGGTATATAGAAATGGAAAAACTAATACTTCCATTATTATATATAAAGATAGCGGGGTATGGAAAGATTTTGGCGTTGATGGTCAAGCCAGACCCTTTTCGTCTTTAGTTGAAGAAACCCTAAAAACAGAAGACCCCAAAGCGCTTAGAGAATATTTGATTGATAATCAAATTCAATACCAACCCAAACCCAAACAAGAAAAAATAGAAATGGAAAAAATATACCCAGAATCTTATTTGGATAAACTTTTGCCCATGAAAACCTTTTACGAAAAACGTGGCATTTCAGCAAAGATCCAAGATAAGTTTAAGTGTGGTTACGCTGGTGGTGGTAAAATGTATCGCAGAATTGTTTTTCCAATTTATGATTTAAATAATCAGATACATGGATTCTCTGGTCGCACAGTTGTTGATGGTGACAACATTCCAAAGTGGAAACATATGGGCCGTAAAACAAATTGGATTTACCCGCACCATCTTTCGCACAATGTTATTGAGGAAAAGCAAGAAGTCATACTTGTAGAAAGTATTGGCGACTGCATGGCCCTTTATGAAGCTGGCTTTGAAAATGTTTTAATTCTTGCTGGTTTGGATGTGTCAGCGAAACTAATTTCTTATCTTAATTCATTTGATCTAAAGAGAATCATTATTGCAACAAACAACGACAAAAGTAAAGAAGTCAATTCTGGCGCTTTAGCCTCCATCAAGATTGCGTCTAAGTTGTCTACTGTATTTGATTTGTCTTTGATTAAAGACAAATAGTAAAGACCTAAAATAATGTCCTGTGATGGTACAATTATTGGTTTTC